GGCGTCAAGAAGGAAATCGAGCGGCTGGAACGACGACTCAAGAAGTTCGCCGAGCCGGCCAAGTAAAGAGCACCCCACGGCGCAGGGGCGGCCCGAGACGGAAGCGGCATTGTTCGTCGGATGTCTCGGCCACCGCCCCCCAATGACATCAAGACCATGAGCTATATCGACGACGTGCCGGTAACGGCGGGGCCGACCATGCCGGCCGACGTGAAGGCCATCACCAATGACGGCTTTTTCCCCGACATCAGCATGCCGGCCATGCGGGACGCCATGCGGCTGGATTCGACGGTGACGGATGCGCGGCTCAGGCCGGCCCTGGTGGACGCGATCCTGACGGCCAATCGGCTGCTGCGGGACTGGCAGGCGGGCCACCTGGCCAGGGGAATCCAGAAGCTGGAAGAGGTGCCCGCGCTCAAAGTGGACGGCGAAAGCCAGTACGTCGCGCACTACCGTCGCGCCGTCTACAGCTTCGCCAAGGCTGACATCTTCGAGAGCTATCGAGACTACGACACCACCGCGAGTGCCCTGACCGACAAGAAAAACATGGAATGGATGGACACTGCGCCGGACGTGCAGCGCCGTAACGGCCATTGGGCCATCAATGACATTCTCGGCCGCACGCATGCGACCGTGGAGCTGATCTGATGCAGGTGCGCAGCCAGCAGGGCGACACGCTCGATGCATTGGTGTTTCGCTACCTGGGTGCCAGTAGCGGCTACGTGGAGCAGGCGTTAGCGCTCAATCCGGCTTTGGCCACGTTGGGGGCAGTGCTGCCGGCGGGCACGATGGTCACGCTGCCTGCAGCGGTAGAAGCGCCCAGCACCACGCAAGACAGCATCAGCCTGTGGGACTGACAACATGAATACGAAAACACTGACAAGGGGAAACCAACTTATGGCAGCAGAATCCGCTGGTGGCATCGCTGCCATCCTGAAAATCTACGGCATCAAAGCCGTGCTCGGCATGGTCGGCGCCGCGCTGCTTTACATCGTCCTGCCCCCGCGCAATCTCGATGGCTCCTTCAACGAAAAGGAGTTCGTGGTGCGTCTGGCCTGCGCGGGAGCGTTCTCCATCATGTTTGGAGACGTGGCGTTTTCGGTGCTGGTGCAGCATGTGCCGACGATTGCCGCCGTGCTCGGCCCGAAACCGGTTGATTTGATGGTAGGTGCGCCAGCCTGGTGGATCACTCGGGCGGTGGCGCTGTGGTTTCAGCGACGCCAGGGCAAGGACATTGCCGAGCTGGCGCGTGACGTGAAGGAAACGCTGTGAACGCTATCGACAACCGCCGCGCCTTCCTGGGCATGCTGCGCTTCTCCGAGGGCACGTCCAATTCGCCGACCACGCGCGACCGCGGATATGACCAGATCGTCGGCCGCACCCGCTTCACCAGCTACGCCGATCATCCGCGCGTGCGGGTCTGGATTCCCCGCATCAAGAATTGGTCTACCGCCGCCGGAGGCTATCAGCTACTGATGCGCTACTACGATATCTACCGCAAGCAGCTTGGGCTGACCGGGTTCGGTCCGGACGTGCAAGACGCCATCGCTCTGCAGCAGATCAAGGAATGCCGGGCGTTACCTGATATCGACGCCGGCCGCTTGGCGGACGCCATCGGCAAGTGCAAGAACATTTGGGCGTCCTTGCCAGGCGCCGGCTATGGTCAGTTCGAGCATCGCTATGTGGATCTCGAAAAGGCATTTACGCGGGAAGGCGGTGACGCCATCGTGCTGCCGACCCTGAAAACCAGCGAGGAACTGCACTTGGCCTTCCTGGATGCTGGCGGGGTGTTGGCATGACGCTTGCCGATACCTGGCGCACCAGGTTGCGTGCCGGGCTCGGAGTCGGCTTGCTGGTGTTGGTCTTCGCATCCGCCTGGGCCATCCAGGGGTGGCGCAAGGACGCCGACATTGACCACTTGAAGGCAGGCATTGCCGAGGCCAATCAGGCAGCGGCCGATGCCAGGGCCGAACGCACGCAACAGGTTCTGCAGGTCGAGCGCAACGCACGCGACGCTATCCAGGCAATTACCGACAAGCTCACCAATGAAAGGGATGCCGCCCGCCATGAGAAAGACACTTACATTGCTGGCGTGCGCAGTGGCGCTATTCGGCTGTCAGTCCCCGTCATCGCTGCAGTGCCCTCCGGGCCCGGCTGTGCAGATACCGACGCTGCCGGCGGGGCTGGCCAGGAAGCGCGAGCCCAACTTACGCCAGCGGCAGCAGAGTTTCTTGACGACATCGCCAGCGAAGGTGATGACTCCATCCGACAAAGCAATGCCCTGATCGACGCCTACAACGCCTTGCGCGAGAAACTGAATGTACAAGCCCAAGAACCTGCGAGATTACCTGCGCAAGGCCATTAAGGATCTGGCGCAGAATCCGGACAAGCTGCACATCTTCATCGATGAGGGCGGATCGCGTGCCACGGGCACGGCCGGTCTGTCCTTCGAATATGACTATGTGCTGAACCTGATCTTGACCGATATCAGCCTGGACCTCGATCTGGTGTTCGTGCCGCTGCTGGCCTGGATGCGGATTCATCAGCGCGAGGCCTTCGCCAATCCTGAGAACGCCAAGAAGGCCGTGCGCTTTGAGGTGGACATGAACAGCGCCGATTCTCTCGATCTATCGATCAAGTTGGCGCTCACTGAGCGCACCATCGTGAAACGGCAGGACGGAGGCCGGCTGGAGATCATCCACGCGGCCGAGCCGCACCTCACGCCGCCTTTCGCGGATGACTTCTGGCAGCTCTACCAGGGCGATAGCCTGCTGGCCGAATGGGACGTGCCGATACTGCCATGAGTGATGATCTACAACGCCTGGAAGAATGGGCTGGCTCATTGATCGCCAAGCTACAGCCCGCACAACGGCGCCAGCTTGTGCGCCAGGTCGCCAATGATCTACGGCGCGAGCATGCGCGCTTGATCGCCCAGCAGGTTGCGCCCGATGGCACGCCCTATCCGGCGCGGAAGAACCGCAAAGAACTGCGCGGTAAGTCTGGTCGGATCAAGCGGCAGAAGGCGGCCATGTTCAACAAGCTGCGTACGAATGCTTACTTGCGGGTACAGGCGGATGCCAGCCAGGTGTCAGTCGGTTTCTTCGGCAAGGTAGCGCGTGTCGCGCGCGTACATCATGAGGGCCTGTCGGATAAGGTGGCGTCGCGTGGCCCCAGCTATAAATATCCCGCCCGCTCCCTGCTCGGATTCAACGTAGATGACGAATCTCGGTTGCTCGAGCGCATTGCATTCCACCTGAAATATCCAGTTAAATTGCGGTAAAGAGAGCAATTTAGCAGGAGAGCTGCTACCTAGATCCTTCCAAAGGAAATGCAACCGAACGAGATGTTCAAATGCGAAGGGAATAGAGATCCGCTACATATCCCCACCGACAAAATGTGACATCATGTAGTCTTGGATGAAGATCAATTATTAATTTTTTCGGGGGGAGCCATGGCTATAGAAGAGTCGATGATCGAGCTAAAACAGAGAGATTTTCAAATAGCTATTCGGCGTCTCAACGCACTGCCGAAGAATAGCAATCAAGCTCCACTAATAGAAATAATTGAAACTGCGTTCTCCGTTTTAGCAGGAGCTCTTGTTACTCCCGGCGCCCAGTCCGTATTTCAGCCGTTCCAAACAGGCTCGTTTTTTTACCAAAGATATGCTGGTGAGTTCTCTCGATTAACGTTTTTCCACAGTGGAGAGACGGCTCCTCAGGCACAAGATGTACTCGACATTTTTTTATTCATCTATGCCTTTGTATACGAGCAAGCTTTGTCAATAGGCCGCAACAATGAGTTTTCGACACGAGTTCTCTATATGCCGCATCACCAAGGGCATTTAATAGACGTGAACTACAAGGTCAGGCTAGAACTTATCCGTAGTGAGATAACAGCTCATTCCGTCCTAAAGCAACAAACTCAGATTGATGAAGAACTTTACAAAAGAGTTGGCGAGGTGCGTCGTCAGATCGAAGAATTCATTGATAAGAGATTGCAAGATGTTTCTGGAACTAATGAGGAATTAGATAAGAGGCTGGATACGCTCTCCATTTTTATAAAAGAGCGTACAGATGCTGTGGAGACTACTGCAACAAATACGTTGCTAAGCATTAAAACCGTTTCAGAGGCAGTAGAAGGGTGGACTAAGGACTTGCCTGCCTGGAGAAAGGAAGTCGAAGAGCTGGCCGAGAAAGTTGAAACCAAGACCGCGGAACTAAACTTTGCCGCTCTGTCTGAGGCATTCATTCATCTGATTTCAAAACGCCAAAAAGAGATAAAGACGCAAGCAATTTGGACAAAATTGATTGGAATGGCGACTGTGATTTTTCCCGCCCTTTCTCTTTTAATAAAATTTTATATACCTTTGCCGAGTCCGTTAGATTGGAGTGTTCTAATCTATGCGTTTCCATTGGTAACGATAGAATTGATGCTTTTGTATTTCTTCCGAATTGCTTTGCGCAATGATTATTCTTTAAAAGCCCAGTTGCTTCAGCTAGAAGTTCGATTGGCTGTCTGCACTTTTGTGCAAAAATACGCTGAATTTGCTCAGAAGTTCAAGGATAAAGACGGAAAAATGTTAGAGAAGTTTGAATCCCTCGTATTCAGTGGTATCACGGCAGATATTAAAAATATTCCAAGCCAGTTTGACGGCATTGATCAACTCGCTTCCCTATTGAAAGGGGTTCGAGGCGAGAGCTAAATAGTTATTCAAGACTCTTTTCCTCGATCAGTTCATTAAATAGTCAGATAAACTCTTATCAACCCATCGGATCGTGCTTTAGTGCGCACGATCCGGCAAGATGGGTTGCATGACGCCCGACCTCTCCGAGCTAGTTCGCACCATCCCGAATTTGATCCGCACCGGCAAGATTGCCGAGATCAATGCGGACAAGGTGCGCGTGCGCTTATCTCCCTCGCTGCTCACGACTTGGCTGCAGTGGATCGCGCTGCGTGCCGGCGATGTCATCGATTGGTGCCCGCCGTCCGTGGGCGAGCAAGTCATCGTCTTCTCGCCTAACGGCGACCTGACCCAAGGAAAAGTACTGGCCGGCTTGTTCTCGGCCGAATCATCCGCGCCGCAAACATCCCTCAAAGTTCGCTCCATCCACTACCCGGATGGCGCCGTGGTGCTCTACGATTTTGGCAAACACTCGCTGTCGGCCGTCCTCCCGGGTGGCAGCTCGGCTCTGGTGAAGGCCGATGCAGTGACCGCAGACGCGGCGCAGACCACTTGCACAGGTGACGTGACCATCAAAGGCAATCTCGTTGTGGAAGGCTTCAGCGCCCTGAACAATGGGGCCAAGGTCCTGGGCGGCGACGGTGGCGCGGCAATCGTCATTGAGGGCGACGTGACGGCTACTGGCGACATCAAGGCAGGCGACATCAGCCTGCGCAATCACCCGCACGGCGAGATCAAGCGCGGCGATGAGAAGTCGGGAGTGCCGCTGCCATGATCGCCATGAACGCCTCTACCGGCAGCAGCATTTCTCTGCTGGACCATATCCGCCAGTCCGTGCGCGACATCCTCATGACGCCGCTGGGCACCCGCATCTACCGCCGGGCCTATGGATCCGAAATCCCAGAGCTGATCGACCAGCCCCTGAATGGCGTGACCATCATGCGCATCTATGCGGCCGTGGCCTATCGCCTGACGCTGTGGGAGCCGCGCATTTCTCTTTCGTCGGTGAACCTCAACCGGGATGCCAGCGGCGCAATCTCTGTGGTGCTGCAGGGCGTGACCAATGGCACCGCTGTCGAATTCTCCGTGCAGGTCCGTGAAGGGGCGACGCGATGAGCTCGCCCATCGACCTGTCCCTGCTGCCTGCACCGCAAGTGCTGGAAACCCTGGACTTCGAAACCATCTTGGCTAGTCGCAAGGCGGCCGTGCTGGAACTGCTGCCGGAAGACGAGCGCGAGGCCGCTGCCAATGTGCTGTCCCTGGAGTCAGAGCCGGCTACCAAGCTGCTGCAGGAGAACGCCTATCAAGAGCTGTTGCTGCGCAATCGCGTCAACGATGCCGCCAAGGCAGTCATGTTGTCGTTTGCCATCCGCGC